CAGCGGCAAGAGTAGCGGCGTCGATAGCCCCTGCTGCGATGGCTGCCGCATCTATGGCCCCCGCCGCAAATGTCGCCGCATCAATGGCCCCGTCTGCAATGACCGCGGCGGTAATCACTCCCGCAGTCATGGTCTTGACATTGACATCCACATCGTCCGCAACAGCGGCGTTGGTAATCGCATTGGCGGCGAAAGCATCCGCCGTGATAGCCCCTGTGTTGAGTTTCGCCGCCGTGATTGCATCGTCCGCTATGACCGTGGAAGTTATGGCGTTGGCCGCGAAGGTGGCAGCGTCTATGGCTCCAGCCGCTATTTTAGCCGCCGTAATCGCGTCATCCTTTATCTTCGCCGCCTCGATGGCATCGGCGTTGATGGAAGTGGCGGTGATGGCGTTTGCCGCAATATTCTGCACTGCCGCCTCAATGTGGTTCGTGACCGCTTCAAAGGTCAGCTTGTCGGTCTGAAGTTTGATGGCATCCACATCATCTTGAATGCTCACAAGACCGTGATCTCCATTGACGATGGCGTAGGAGTCGCCCGTCTGTGCCGTGCTGGTTGCTGCCGTGCCAACTGAAGCCAAGACCGTCACCCCTGCCGCACAGGTGATGGCCTGACCCTTGATGGTGTTGACATCGACCTTGATATTATCGGCAACTGCCGTATCATCTATTGCCCCTGCCGCAAAAGCCGTGGATGCGATTGCCCCCGTCGCGATGGCATCATCCGTGATTGCGTCCGTTGCGATGGATGCCGCCGTAATAGCATCGTTGGCAATCGAGGCGACCACACATCCTGCCGCACTCGTTATCTCGGTTGATGTCAGCGCACCATTGGCAAAATGCTCGTTGGCGAAAGCGTTGTCGGCAATCTTATCTGCTGTGATGACATCTGCGGTCAGGGAGTTGGTGTTCACATTCGGAGACAGTTCGACCTCCAGAAAGGTCGTGTCCACGCCGGTGCAGACCACGATCAGATAGACTCGCTTGCCGACACCGCCGTTGAATGCTTCATCGGGCCAGTCAATACGGTACAATCCCTGTCCCGTATGATACGCCTTATTGTCCGCGTGTGCGCTGTCCGCCGCATCAAGTGCCGTAGCATCCACCTTTGCTGCCATCGCGGCTCCCTGCTCCAGGTAGTAGAGGTCGATGTCCGTAATGGTTACATCCGTTTTGGGCGCATGGTTGGTCGAGTCGCGGAGGACGAAGTATGTGGTTACGTCTGTCGAACCGTTTGCAACTATCATTTAAGCCCTCCTGTCATGTCACCGAATCTTGGATTAGAGCCGCCACCCGCCGCCGCATAAATTTCCCCTCCGTCCGTGTCCAAGAGGAGCGAGATGCAGGGAACCACCGTGGTCACGTCGGTAAACGTGGGGGGTGATGCCGTGGAGTCTGCCGTGTACGTCCCCTGCCAACCCTTCAGCGGCCCCAATGCCCTGCTTGCGGCGGCATCGTGAAGTGACGCAAAGGTGAGGGCGTAATAGTTTGATGTGTTCCCCGCAGACCCCGTGTGCATGACAGTCAATCTGTATGCAGTATTGGCATCGAGGACTCTCTGTGCCGTGAACATCGCCATTGCATGTAATGTTGAATGAATGTTCTGGCCGAAGACTTCCTTGCTGGTGTCCACTAATGTTGTACCTTTGTAGAGTCTGAATTTGACACCATTCCCCGGAGAACCCTGAATTTTGATGTTTGCCATCGCCCCTGCAACAACAAGTTGTCCACTCGCGGGAGTCGTGAACAAAACCCCATGCTCTCTGTCGTCGTAGATGCCGTAGGTGACTGTACCGGAACTTGCGTCATATATCGGATACCCGCTGAACCCCCCATCAGAGAACTCAAGCCGAAAACCAACAATACCCGTTCTCTGATCTGTCGCCCATGTCGTCCCGGAATCACCCGTCATTACGGACACTGACGGACCATATAGACTGGAAAACTTCGTCCCGTAAGCGTGTGTCTTATACGTTATATTCTTTGCAGCGGGGTCTGCTTCGATGTTCTTGAGAACAATCCAGTATTGCACACCACCTGTGAGGGCAAGAGTGAACCCTGTAAATTCCACCCATGCCGCCGCTGCGGGTTTTGCTGTGACGGTTGTAGTGCTGGCCTGCGAGGTGTCTGGCACTCCTGCCGTATCATTGTATATGTCACATTGGAGTTTTGCGTCCGTCAGGGGCGCGCCTGTAACAGCAGAGGCATATACAAGCACCTTGCTCAGAGTAGCCCCGCCGGGAGGAGCAATGAATGAGATTCCCAACCACTCCACCGCAGAGTCCAACTTATAGGTGCGTGCCTCAGGATAAGACTTGCCCGGTGTTGTTGCAAACCCTATCTGGATTTGATTGTGATATGAATATCCGAATCCCATTGTTACCTCATATCGTTAAAGAAATGTTCTCGATTGCCGTCCTCGCCTCCGCCATCGTGGTCGGTTTCGCCGTTTTCAGCGCAATCTTAATCAGCATGGTCGCCATCTCCTCGACATCGATCTCCGTAGTTTCCAAGTCCTGAGGGCTGATAGTCAGTTCCCTCAAGATGGTCGTGCCACGTTTGATGTTGAACGTGTAATGGTTCCCGCCAGTACATTTCGCCTTATATGCTATCGTGTAGATTGCCATTCTTCCTCATTTCCTTCCTGTGCCGCACCGCGTCAGTGTACCTTCGGAAATACTGTTGCAGGTGCCAGAAGTGCCCCATATGCCCCGGTGTGAAGTCGTGGCATCTGACCAGCGTGCCGCCATCATTATAGATGCAGCCGTTCGGCGTGTAGATCATATCAATCTCGCCCTCGTTCATCGCACCTTTATAGCGAGTGGTTTTCCCGGTACGCATGCACCTGCATCCTCCCTGAAAGTCAATCCCGTTGGACAACACACGCCTCCACCCTGCTTGCAGCAGTTCGGGTTGTCAGTTGACAAATCCATGCCATCTGGACAGCAAGTGTGCGGGGCTACCTGATGATAACCCGTTGCACAGGTGCAGGGGTCGGCTTCATTAACCACGCAGCACATGCCGTCGCTCTTCAAGATAGTCCCGTTGGCGCAGCACTGTTTCTGGTCGGGCGTGAGCCATGACCCTATCGGACAGGCATCCGTATCCGTGGGCCTTGTGAGATCGTACCCATCCACGACGCACACCTTGCAGTTGACCAGAGTCTCATGATATCCGACAGGACAAGGCTGTTCGCCGGGGCAGATGACCTGCGCCTGCGCCACCGAGGCGAGAAGCATCAACGCTGCGACCATGTAATGTACTCTACGCATATCAGTCTGCCACTATCCTTAGTCCAGCAGGTGCCGATGGGACGGCCTTTGTGAAAGGGTCGGCTGCCGTTGCCGCGCTGCACCCCCACATATTACAAGCCGCAACAGTCAGGTTGTACGTTCCGCTCTGGATCGAGGCCAAATCGTATCTCAGGGAGCCGTCCTGCTGTGCGATGAAGGTAATCTTGTCGCCCAGCCCGGTGATCTCATAGCCCACGACCCCGGACTGCGGGTCGCAGACCAGAAACGGCGCGGCTGATGCCGATGTTGCAAACAAGAGTACCGCAATGACAATCAATAGCTTTTTCATTTTATGCTCCTCCTCCGGGCATTCCGCCTTTTTGCATTGCCTCGGCCTGCATCGCCGCCTGTTCACGCGCCTGCAGCCTTTTCACGATCTGCTCCTTGCGCGGGTCGTCGATGTAGTCCAGCGCAGCCTGCGGGTCGTAGATCCCCATCTTGACCATGTCCATCGCCAGCGCGGCACGGGCCATCCGGTTGGTCGGTGTCGTGCTGCCCGCGGCTACCCTAACGTCCACGTCCAGCAGGCTGATGCCGGGTTCCGCGGTCGGGTCCTGCGGCCGGATCAGGTCCAGCGCCTGCTTCCAGCGGTTCTCGATCTCCTGCTGCTGTTCCGGTGACGGACCCTGCGGCTCCCCGTTCATCGCCTCGATGGGATCCGGAGTCTCCTTCTCCTCCTCCGGCTGCCAGGTGGTGAACTCGTCCGGCTCGATCAGCCGCTCCCACATGGACCGCGGCCAGGTCTTCAGAATGAGCGCCATGTTCACCTTCCCCAGCCTTGCCAGCGCCGCCTCGAGGTTGCGGGTGAACGGCTTGCTCATCATCCCGGCCATGTCCTGAAGGGCTAGGATCGTGCGGCCGGATGGATCTCCGGGTGGGATCTTGCCCCGCATGACGTCGTGCATGTCGTACATGTCGTCGACATCGGCCTTTGCCACGGCTTCCATGTTCATCGCCTCGGCGGAGACACGGCCCGGCGTGAGTCGGTCCGGCTTCCAGGGGCTTGCCTTGTCCACCTCGGCCCAGTCGCCGTGAACCGGGTCCTTGTGCCACTTAATCGCTCCTGCCGTGATGATCGGCGCGTCCACGTTCTTGCTGACCACATAGATTGCCTGGCTGCGTCGCTTGTTTCGTTCCCTGCAGGCCTCCTTTGCGAACACGGTAGGCGCGACGGGTTTGCCCTTCCGCGTGCGGTCGTGGGAAAGGACAACGACCGGGAGTATCGGGTCGCCGTCCACGTCCACGCCGTAGGGATTGACCAGCTCGTCCTTCTCCTCGCCGTCCAGTACCTGCTTGACCAGTTTCCGTCCGACGATGATCCGGAGCAGCCGCTTCTCGACGACGCGCTTCCAGAGGACGCTGCCCGGGTAGAACTTCTGCATCAGTTCCGCGTCGGCCTTCTGCTCGGTCGTAAACACCTGCCTGCTGAACTCCCCGCCCTGCCCCGGGATCATCAGCCACAGCTCCCGTTCCCTACGGAGCAGGTGCGCCTCGATCTCCCAGACTTCCTTCCGCTCCTGCGGGTAGTCCGCGGGGCCTAGGGGCGGGTTGTCTCCCACGCCGATGGTGTAGTTGTCCGCGCCCGTCACCGTGTCCGTTGTCGGCCGGTCGTCCGGGCGGTACTGTTCACCGAAGATCATGTCCTCGTCCGTCACGTCCTCGTAGGTGTCCTTCGCGTAGCTCTTGGTGACCAGCCGGGCGATGAGGATGTGCGTGTCCGAGAGGTCGGCCTTCCGGGACTCCTGCATGTCGTAGTAGAGGCTCTCCGGCGCTCCTGCCCCGAAGACGACCTTTCCGTAGATCCCCTTCGCCGGGTCGTGCCGGGAGATGATCAGGCCCATGCCGCCGATCTTCGCCTCCTTCACCGCCTCATAGATCTCCGTGCCGCCGTCGTTCTGCTGCCACACCTGGTCGTGCGCCCGCTTCATCAGCTCCGCGACGTAGAGGTCCCCGCTGCCCACGGGCAGGAACGTGATCCCGGGCTTCTGGTCCGTCACCACGGCCGCGCTGCCCTGGACGCCCTTGTACAGATCGTTGATCGTGAGCGGCACCATGCCCTTCTTCTCCATCGCGACCCGCTCTTCCTCGGTCCAGATGGTGCTCTTGTCGCCGCTCTCATAGACGGCGTCCCAGCAGTCGTCCCGGGTCTTGAGCCATTGCTTGCGTTCGGGCTGCTCCATGTACTTCTTCAGCAGCCGGTAGACCTCCTTGACCTTCGGATCGGCGTCGGAATCGTTGATGCGCTTCAGGTCGATCTGGCTCATTTGCCCCATCCTCCCGCGATGCTGACCAGCCCGGGCGACCGCTCGACCGGGATGTCCGGGACGTAGTCCTGCCGGACGATCATCGTGTCATGGACGTGCTCCGGGGCCGTGATCTGCGGCATAGCCGCGCCAGGGATGATGAACACGTTCAGCACCGCCGTCATGATCCGCTCCCGTTCCGCCTTGGACACGTCCTCGATCCGGTAGCCCGGGACCTTGACAAAGACCTCCCGCCTTCGGAACGTGATGTGCGTCTGCCTGCGGTATCCGATCACCACGCCGCCCACCTTGACCGTGAGCAGCACGCCGGACGGCTTGTCATGAACCGCCTCCTTCAGCGCCTCGCACGCGCCCTGGATGTCCATGTCCGGCTGCAGCATCTTGTGCTTTCTTCCACGCTTCACGCCATCCTCCTCGCCATGACCTTCATCCCCCGGTAGATTAGCCGGGCAGCCGCCCAGCTTGCAAACTCGATGATCCGCTCCAGTATCCCCGGTCTTCCCGCGTTCGGGTGCAGACGCATCAGTTTCACTCCGCCCACGCGCCCCCTTTCGTCTTTTCGGCCTGCCATCTGGACAGCCATCCCTCGCGTTCCGGGACGATCTTCTCGGGCTCGCCCAGGTACTGATGCGCCTGTATCGTGCAGCCCGCGGCCATCACGCAGTCGCCGTATTTGCCTTCCTCCGGCCCCAGGCGGCCCATCTCGTCCTGTATCCATGTCTGACACTGGCCGATCAGCTCCGCGTCCCACAGCGTACCGTGCATCTCCTTGAGCCATCGGCGTAGGTCCCCGCACAGCTCGTGCTTCGCCTGTTGCGATTCGTGCCATCCCAGCTCCTTGATCATCCCCGATCCGATCTTGCCGCTCTGCATCCGGACGGTCTGGTTCGCCTTCAGCTCCTCCAGTCGCTTGACCGTCGTCTGCCCGGCCCCGGTGCGCTCCACGGTTAGGATCGCCCGCCCGTAGAACTCGCTCGCCATGGCCAGTATCTCCGCCCAACGGTGCGCGTCCACGCGGTTGCTGCTGATCTTGCAGACCAGCTCGTCGATGTGCCGGTCCATGACGTAGGCCACGCTGTAACTCTGCCCCAGGCCCTCGGACACGTCCGAACCGATGCAGTAGCGTTTTTGCCAGTGCATCTCGTCCCAGCCCTTGACCAGGTTGTATGGGTAGCGCCAGATCTCCACGAGCCCCTTCCGGTTCGGCGCAAAGACCACGGCCCCTTCCTGGTTGCGGTAGAACTCCCCGCGAACGCCCGGCTTCGCTTGTGTGTGCCGGGCCAGCGCATCTCCAAAATATGAAGACGCAATTGCGGAGATCGCCTCGTCCTCCGTTTCCGGGTAGTGCCAGACGACATCCTCCGGGGCCATGCCCGCCTGCTCCATGCGTTCCCTGAAATCCGCAGGCCGCAGCGGGTGCGCCTGCCAGGGCAGGAAGATCCGTTTGAACGTGTTGGCCCCGCTCATGCTGCCCAGGTACAGGTCGCGGACCCAGCCCCAGCCCGGGCCGGTCTTGACGCTGTTGGCAATGATGATGATCTGCCCCTTTGCCTGCTCGATGCCCGGATAGGATGAGTTGTAGATCATGCCGACGTTGCGGATGGTGTGGGCCTCGTCGATGATCAGGACGTTCGGCGTCTTGGATTCCGCTCCCATCTCAATGGTCGGCATGGACTTGATCGTCGCGGTGGTGTTGTCCAGGTGCGCGAATTCGAGGATCATTTTGGTCCTGGACTTGATCGGCGGGTAGAGCCAGCTCGGGAGCCGGTCCAGGATGAAATAGACCCGGTTCAAAAACTCGATTGCGTGATCTTCGGATGCGGAGATGATGATTGCCAGGAAGAGCGGGTTGCGGATGGAGAGCCATAAAACAAGAGCTGCGGCCAGCCATGTGAGTCCTACCTGTCTGGTCTTCAGGAGGGTGAGGAGGTTTTGATTGACCAGGTCATGCAGGATTGCCCTTTGCGCCGGCCACAGCTCAAGTTTAATTGCCCGCTTTGATTCCTTGTCCTCGATGTGGACGTAGTGGTCCAGGAAGTAGTCGAAGGATTCCCAGACTGCCTGGCACTCGAGGATCTGCGTTCTCTGGTCCCGGGCCGTGTTCATTTGCCCTCCGTCAGGACCTTGGCCACGGTCGCCATGATGTTGCCGCCCATGTTGACATCGAGCTTCGATGGTTTCTTTATTCCCATACAGTCTATTGCCGTCTTTATCGCTTCCAGTTTGTCGTGCAGCTCAAACTCTAACGAACTGTACTTGACCGTTGATTTCCCATCGTTCGATTCTTTTATGGTGGCTTTCTCTTTGATTTTTTTGATTGCCCTGGATTTGTGTTTTTTAAGGTCAGACAGTGGCAGCACTTGCAGTGATCCGCCTTCGTCAACCGTCACATAGTCCTGGATGTCTGAAAAGGCGATCAGGGCCAGCTCTTTTGCGATCTTGCGATCTGTGAATCCGCTGCTCCTAAAGCTGGTCAGGGTGTCACAGATGGCTTTTTCGGCAGCCTTGATGTCAATGTCAGCGTCCACCATGGCTAACATTGAAACATGATTAAAAAAAAAGTGTGAGATTAAGAATGGTTACAGGATGGGCATAATATGGGTATATCAGGACTGTTCTTGCTGCTTTTTGATGTTGTCCATTTCGATCATCCACGCTCGCGCTTCGGAGATGATTATGAACGGTCGCCCGTTTACAAGGTTGCGGCGAAATATCTTTCTGAATCCCGGACTTTTCTTTTTCCAATTCAGTATGGTCAGCCATGAGCTGACGTGCAGAACCTTCATGATCTCTTTTCGTCCCATTGCTATGTCCGGCATTTCATCTCCATGGTTATGCTGCGGAACACTTCCCGGATGTATTTGATCAGCTTGCCCTTGTGCATTGATTTCCCTGCTGCGTTTGGCTGCATCCGTACCGGGGTTTCAGTTATGGTCAGCCCGAGCCGGTGCATAAGGATGATCATGTTCGCGTCCGGGTAGTTGCATGTGATCTTTGCGGTCAGGGTGAACGCCCTCCGGTCCATGAAACGATAGCCCGACGTCGGGTCGGTGATTTGCAGCCCCGTTTCATTGTGGATGATGTGCCGGAAGATGCGGACGCCGACGGCCTTGGAGAGCGGGCTCTCGTACTTCTGCCGCCCCAGGAACCGGGATCCGATGACGACGTCCCAGCTTTGGCCGCGCCGGAACAGTTCGGGGATGTGGCCCGGGTCGTGCTGCCCGTCCGCGTCGATCTGGACGATGCCGTCGTAGTTCTGCTCCAGGGCGTAGCGGTATCCTGTTCGCAGCGCCTCCGCGTAGCCTTTGTTCTGGCCGTGAGGTATGACCATCGCGCCCTCGTCCCTGGCCACGGCGCCGGTGAAGTCTGTCGAGCCATCGTCCACGACGACGATGTCCTGGCAGTGTTCGCGTATGTCCCGGATGACCAGCGGGATCGTCTGCTCCTCGTTGTATGCCGGGATGATGACGCAGCGTTTCATAATTTCTCCGCGACGACGATGTGGTGCAGGGCCAGGGGCCAGCAGTTTACCGGGATGCTCTGGTGATGGACGATGTAGAATCCGCTCTTGAGCAGCAGTATGTCCATGAGCCCCGGAGTCCATTGTTTCACATGGCCGCGGTCCCTTCCGATCTCGCTCCACATGCCGGTAAGGGCCCAGGCGAGCTTGAACGTCCGGTCGTTCGGGAACAGGACGATGATTCTCCCGCCCGGCTTGAGGACACGGCGGATCTCCGCGATGGCATCCCAGGGCTTTGCCAGGTGCTCGATCACTTCCAGCAGCGTGACGGTCCCGGCGTACTCGCTCGGAAACGGGATGTCGTAGGCCGATCCGGGGAGGCCGGGGCCCTCGAGGTCGATTCCCCACGCGCCCATCTTCCGGGTCGTGATCATCTCGCCGCAGCCCACGTCGATGATCGGCCCCTCGGCCAGGTGTCGCATGACGGCCCGATCCCGATAGTCCCAATACCAGCGGCCGATGCCGCCCTGGTTGTATCGCTCTACCTGGCCCATAGCATCCTCGCAAATCTGACGACGGTCCAGGGCACGCTCCAGATCAGTTGTCCCAGGTCGTAGTGCTTCATGAGCAGCAGGACCCGGTTGCGTTCGTTGTGGTATAATTTCCGCAAGTTGTTTGTGCTGACACCGTAATGCGTGACGATGGCCCCCGGGACGTAGAGGCAGGAATAGCCGGCCAGTCTTGCCCGGACTCCCAGCTCCGTGTCCTCGTTATACATCCAGTAGCGTTCGTCGAAGAGCCCGATCCGGTCCAGCATGGATCTTCGGTACATGGCCGCGCAGCCGGAGGGGAAGTCCGGGCGCCGTCCGTCCCGGATACACATCCCGTTCCCGTCGTGGTAGACATAACATCCGGCGCTTTCCAGGCTGCCGTCGGGCCGGATGACCTTCGATGCGTACATCCCCGGCTGTCCATCATGTGGCCTATCCGCGCTCTTTACAAGCTCCTCGATCCAGAATCGGTTTGCCGCGGCGTCGTTGTTGATCAGGGCGACGTACTCCCCGACGCTGGCCGCGATGCCCTGGTTTGCCGCCTTCGCGAATCCCAGGTTGGTTGCGTTGCGTATCGTCGCGTAACACTCCGCCCCGTCCGTACTGCCGTTGTCCACGACGATGATCTCGAAGTCCTGGTAGGTCTGTTTGGTGAGCGAGTAGAGGCAGCGCTGCAGCATCTCCTTCCGGTTCCACGACACGATGATCACGCTCACCTTTGGCATAGCATCCTCGCGGAATTGATCGTCTTTTTCGCGCCCGCCTTGACCATCTCCTTGAAGAACGGGTGGAACCACGCCCGCCTGAATGCGATCCAGAGCCGCAGCCGCTGGAACTTGGCGTAGATCCGGTCCAGGTCCGCCCGGGACAGGTGGCGTGACATGATGATCGGGTCGTCCTTC